GCCCTAATTGATGCCATGAAATAGTCCACATCTAATTCACGATCTACTCGCACCAATTCGGTTGAGTAAATGTGTTCAAACCCAGTTTTGTTTTTCTGCACCCAGGTGGTTTTGCCTGCTGCTGGTGCGCCCATCAATACGGTGATCATCAATAGTGTTTGTGTTTCAACCAATAAGCCCAGGCGTTGCAGGGCGTTTGATGACGATCTTTAACATAACGCAATCCCCATTGAATTTGAGTGAATGCATCCATGTTTTTTAGTTTTTTGTTTTTCATTTGTGGAATACCAAATGCACCACCTGATTTGTTATGACTTGCAGGATTCCAATTGCTCTCCTTAGTCCATAGTTTTTCCAGGCATTGAAATTCTTTGAAATCAATAACCAATGAATGTGCATATAATTTGTAATAATCAACTGGTGTTTTTGACCAACTTTTTTCCACGCTAGTCATTTGCAAAAGCAAAAGACATGAAACCCCCATAAGGATGCCGCACCTGGAGATTTTATGCCCTGCATCTCCAGCGGGCATTGGCGATCCTATTGGGCTTGTCAAGTACTTAGCAAAACCCCAGGTCACACGCAATGAAATTTTTCGACTGCCGGGATTCTGATTCAAATCGATGTCCAACCAGGATAATCAGCACCAGGGTTTTCGGCCAACCATTGATCCCTTAGCTGATTTTGCTTAGCCCAATCAACATCACTAATTGGAATCATTTTCATTCCCAATGATCCACATCCCTGGCATTCCATAAGTTTTAACCCAGGCGGTAAATCATGCAAATCATCATTGAAAACTTTCCAATCAGTTTTTAGTGTTTTGATATTACTGCCACTGGTTTTTTCAATGTTTAAACAAATGCTGCATTCAAATTGATGGGTTTGCATAATTGCTCCTTTGTAAATTCTCAATTGGATTTAAATTGATCTGACTGACCCACCAGGCATCATCCTTAGTGTGTCGATATTTAGGCCGCTTGGCCTGACTTACTGGCAACCAGCCAACCACCCTTAAATTAGGCGATTGGCCGACCACTAGCACTGCAACATCGGTATCCCGATCTTTAGGATGTATCACCAAATGCCCACCCATCCATCCAGTCCACTTGACTTCAATATTGTCACCAATGTCAGCGGTGGATTTAAAGGTGTTTGCAGTTGGCATGAAATCGCTGATGCCCAGGGATTTGGCAACGGCTATTTCACCAGCGACTGCACCCGATGCAGCCATGATGTCGGTGAAATAATTGCCAGCGTTTGTGACAATAAATGAATGAACGTGGCCATTGCGCTTTGAATATTCGGTGCGCTCCAGGCCAACCCTGGCAGCCAATATTTCATCAGCCAGGGTCAGTTTAATGTCAATCATTTTTGATGATTCTTTAAATAGCAGCCACGGCAAATGATGAATCGGCTGTCCACAATTCGGATCATGTCACGCATTGCAAACGGCTCAAAACATGAATCGCAATTGGTTGCACCCTTATCGCCCAAGATTTCACCTTCGGCAGTGATGTGAACGGTAACGCCATCTCTTGATATTGATATGCCGCCCATGCTAATTCCAAATCGCCTTGCAGGTATTTGTCTTTGAACCACAAACAAATCCTGAATAAGGTTTGCCAGTTTTTGCATTAATTCCAGACTTTGCCAACATGTAACCATGACTGCATTGAGGTGATTCACCTGGTTGGGTATTGGTCAAAACCTGCTCGACTAAACCATCCAATGATTCTGCCATTGAAACAAAATCCTCATTTTTAGCTGGTTGAACCACTGTCAGATTAACCCTGCGCATTTCCTCAGCGGATGGGCGGGGAATACCTTCACTGAATTTGCTTATTGATCCAGTATGCAAACTGCGACCAATTGCCGATGTGGTGCAATTTTCCAATGGAAACTTATTTTGCATGGTGCGAAATTCCTCAGCAAAATCTGTTGCGAATGGGATCATGTCATTGGTGTCACGGTATAGATCGCATTGCACGATATACCTTGTCCCATCCTGAAAAATCAGTTTGACATCAATTCGGCCATTTGGCCAACGCACCCAAAATTTCTCAATGCGTTCAGCGACCGTTTCATAATTATCTAGTGGCATCATAAACCCTTGAAACTACGTCACGGCTTACGGCTAAACCCCTGGCAAACCCACGCCTGCTGCCCTGGGTGTCGCCCCGTTTGTAACCTACTTTAAAGCCCATCCATGAGCCAATTGCGACCCCAAAAACTAGGGCTGCACCATTTATCATTTCATTTGTCATTTATTGCTCCCGATCTGATCCCCCGCCCGATACGGTGGATTGGAATGAGTATGGCACCCAGGGCTGACACTGGGCAATTACCGACATGCGATCAATCGGTGTTTTTAGGCTTATCCTTCGATTTCAGGCCATTCCCAGCCAAAACACCACCCAATGAACCAGTCAGAAAAATTGCCAGGGTTTTTAATAAATCAATAAATGCCGCATCATTTGGAGCCTGGGCACCAATGGGTTGCGTGACAAAAATCAACGCATAAACGATCCCAATCGTTACTGTCAAAAATGTAACTGCCAGCGTGATTCCAATAATTAAAATCAACCGTGCGTGAATGTCTTGGGGGTCTAATTTATTTTTTTGCTGCTGGGGTGTTTCCCAATATCTCATCACTGCAGGTGCCAGTGACCTTGCATTGCGGTGGTGTGCATTCGGGTTTTTGCCAGTTTTCATATTCTTGGCATTCATATCTGACCCAACCATCGTATCCACATCCTGAAAGGGCTGCTGCAATTACCACCAGCCCAATCAATTTTTTCATTATTTTGTCTGAATTCCAAAACTTGAATCATTAGGATTTAAATATCGCATGATGACTGGAACCAATGCAGCAATTCCACCCATTGCCATTGCTTTTAAATCTCCGCCTGCCATATACACGGCAAGTGCCGCTGCGATATAACTACGCAACCAACTTGCAATTAATAGTTTTGTTTTCTCCATTTTCAGCCCTTCTTTAGGTTTAGTTTCTCAATCAATTTGACGCATTCTGCCTCATTGACTGAAACCTCAAAATGCATTTCATCCTTGCGGGTTTTGTAATCTCCACCCCAACGCAATCCATATTTTTTGCATAGTGCCTGGATCATCACCGTCTGCATTGGTGTAAATGTGCCTGCGTGACCCAATGGATGTTTTGTCGCATTTAAATCAATTGCAGTGCCTGATGAATGATTGCTCAAATTGTCGGATGATCCACGCACATTTCTAAAACAATAACCCCAATCATCCAATGTGCCTTCATCGATTGGCTCAATGTGTTCATGAAATTCAGCTGCGAAAGTCACTAATAATGGCGCAACTTTTTCAGCGCATCTCAATTTGATTTTTGTTCCAGGCACTGGAAATGACTTGATGCCAATTTGATTTTGATCCTGGGATGCAGTCCAACCATTTTGACTAATTAACTTAGTAATAAGCGTGCCTCATCCTCGTCGATTCCCAATTTTTCAAGGAGTGCAGTTTTAGCCTGCGCTTTTGATTGTGCTTGCTGTATTTGCCAAGCATCAAATTGAGCAAAACCATCTGTAAATTGTTTTTTAGTTATTGATTCGCAATTTACAAATTCAATGCCCTCATAGTCATCACCAGAAATGATCCAACCACCTTGAGGGATAAGCATTTCTAATACTTCTCTGCCATTTGCCATATCATGCACCAATTTCTAGTAATGTAATTGTGCTGGTTGAACTTCCGTCTTGAACAAAAACTGAAACAAAAGAACCACCTGCATTTTTGAATTGTGTTTTGTAAGTTGTGCTTGAAGTAGTTGCTGGACTATCTAAATAAGCGATTGAGCAACTTCCAAATTGATTATACAATGCTGAATTTGTAAAACCAGCAGCACCAGCAAAATCTGTAACTAATGAAGTTGCACCTCTAAGCAAATTTAATAAAAGATTACTTCCAGCATTTTGAGATGATTTTCCGCAACCATTTTGATGTACCATCACTAAAACTTTTGATGTGCTTAAAGTTGGTGTGATGGATGCTGTTAATCCAGTATCCGCCAAAGTACTTGATGAACTTGAAGTGCTAGTTGAATAATTAGCAGATACAACCTGCAAAACTTTTCCACCACCAGCAGGGGCTGCCCATTTAAGTCCAGTTGCTTCTGCGCTGTCAGCAGTTAATATATAAGAGTTTGTTCCAGCCGCTAATCGACTGAATGCATCTGCACCAGTGCCAACGATTAAATCGCCTTTAGCATCAATTGCAGTTGCCATTGAATTTGTAACCGTAACGTCACCTGATGTTCCACCGCCTGAAATTCCAGTGCCTGCGGTCACGCCTGTAATGTCACCAGGGGCTGCACTAATCCAAGTAAAATCCAAATCAGTGTTTGATGTTTTGCTTAATATTTGACCAGTTGTTCCACCTAATAAATCAACAAAATCTGAATCGACCGCCTGACCAAAAACCTCAAAATCAGCTGGCAAGTCAGTCACCAAATCTGTTGGTGTTGGCATTTGCCATCCAAAATTGCTTGTTGGATTACTCATAGTTTTCTCCTTACGCCACTATTGTGGCATTTTCCCAATCCAATATTGGTGAAATTGTATTCCATATTTCAGTGCCAGGCACGTCATCCCACACCATTGATTGAATGGAATATGCCAACGGTGAAAATAATGGTGTCACTGAAATTTGATTATAGGCTGCTTTAAATGTCCAGCCCTCAACAAATCCTGCAAATGATCCTGCATTCATGTTGAGCGGTAAATCTGAAATAAAAACTGGCATTCCCATGAAAACATTGATCAATGAATCCCGATCTGCATCGCTCAATTCGGGGTTAGTCAATTCATAGGTAATTGATGAAAATATTGGCTGGGGTTGTTTTCTTAATGCAATGTAAAAATCGGCCTGATCCTGGGCATCAGGTGCGTGTCGAATCGTGGTGCTGATAATTTGGCTTAATGTTCCATAAGTAGCGATTGAACCCGCATCAAATGCTGAAACCTCAGAATTGCTATTTTGACCATATTTGATTGTTATGTTATTTCGAACATCTCCAGCCCTGGTTTGAATCCTGATTGAATTTGCCAATGCTTCATTTGCAGTTAAATCCACATAACCATTGGCCGCCAAATAAGTGGTGCGATGTGTCGAATCAGCATAACCAATCAAGCCACTTGGTGATTCATAAATGTAACCCAATCCTGATGTTGCCAATGCAGAAACCAATGAATAAACATCAATGCGATCTGATGATCTTTGTGCCAATTCATAATTGCCTGGCTGATCAATTTCACCCAATCCAGTATTTTGTGCATCCTGCCACTGTTCAGCAGGATCATAGGCAGCCCAGGTTTCAGCTGCTGGCACTGCATTCCATTGAGCAAATAAAAGTGCGCTCAAAATTGTATAAATT